CTTCGCCAAGGCCGCGCGCGACACCGCGCAGCTCACCGATAGCGCCACGCTCGCACGTTGTTGGGGCCTCGCCGTCTCGCGCATCTCGCAATTTGTTGCTGAAGGCTGGCTGAAGGCCGCGGGGCGCAAGGGCCAATACAATTGGTTTGAAGCCAATCAGAGTTATGTCCGCTGGCTGCGCGATCAGGACCGCAAGACATCGAAATCCGCCAGCGACAGCCGCATGCGCGATGCCAAGGCACACGAGATCGAGGTTCGCACCCGGCAGCGGCTCAGTCGTTTGGTCCCACTCGAAATCTACGAGGAAATGATCGACAGCTTCGCGGGCGTGGTAAGAAGCGAGTTCGCGGGATTGCCGGCGGCAGCCACCCGCGACCTGACGCTGCGCCGGATCATCGAGCGGGAGGTCAATGCAAGACTTCGTAGGATCGCAGAGCACGCACTGGCACAGGCCGTTCGCTTGGAGACGGTTCGCGGGCTTGATGATGCCATCGGAGCCGATGGAGCCGGACCAGTGGGCGGCGGCCAACAGGACATATCCGGCAACGGCAGCGGTTCCGGGGCCGCGTGATCCGCTCCTAACGCCCTACGTGGTCGAGCCCGAGCGCGCCATCGCCAGCGGCGCCTACAAGCGCGTCGTCATGGTGATGGGCGCGCAATCCGGCAAGAGCGAAGCAATGCTCGATGTGGCCGGGCAGCGGCTCGACCAGCGGCCGGGGCCGATCCTCTATGTCGGCCCCAACAAGCAATTCCTCACCGAGCAATTCGAGCCGCGCGTGATGGCGCTGCTGGACGAGGCGCCAACCCTCATGGCGAAGGTGGCGCGCGGCAAGCGCATGACCAAGACCCGCAAGGTGGTGGCCGGCGTGCCGTTCCGCTTGGCGCATTCGGGATCTAGCACCGCACTCAAATCCGATCCGGCAGTCCTCGCGTTGGTCGATGAATACGACGAGATGCGCGACAACGTGAATCAGCAGGGCGGGCCGCTTGGCCTGGTCGAGCGCCGCGGCGACACCTTCGCTGACTTTGTTTGTGTCGTGACCTCCACGCCCAAACGCGGCAGAGTGGCCGCGACCAAGGATGAAATTTCCGGTCTGTGCTTCTGGGACATCGCCGTGGCCGAGGACATCGAGAGTCCGATCTGGCAGCTCTGGCAGCAAGGCACGCGGCATCACTGGTGCTGGCCATGTCCCTGGTGCGGCGAATTTTTCGTGCCGCGCTTCAACCTCCTGCGCTATCCGCTCAAGGCCCGGCCGCTCGAAGCCGCACGCGAAACATTCTTGGAATGCCCGCACTGTGCCGGCGTCATCGAGGACCAGCACAAGGCCGACATGAACGCGCGCGGGCGCTATGCGGCGCCGGGCCAGAACATCGACAAGAGCGGCGTGGTGCATGGCGCGCCGGCCGAAAGCAAAACCATCTCGTTCTGGGTGTCGGGGCTGGCATCACCATTCGTCACGTTCGGAGAGCGGGTCGCGGTGCTGGTCGAGGCGCAGCAGTCGGGCGACGACGCGATGGTGCAGCAGGCCATCAACGCCGGCTTTGGCGAGCTGTATTCACCGGGCGGCGGCGAGGTTCCCGAGTGGGTCGAGATCAAGGAGAAATCCCGACAGGCCACCTACAAGCGCGGCGAAGTGCCGGCGGACGTGCTCTATCTGACGCTGGCGTGCGACGTGCAGCGGCATTCGATTCCGTGGGTGCTGCGCGGATGGGGCGCGCGCGCGACCTCATGGCTGATCGAGTACGGGTATCTGCGCGGCGACACCGCCGAGGAAGACATCTGGCTCGCGCTGGCCGATCTGGTGGTGCAGCCGGTCGGCGGCTTGCCGATCAGGTTGGCATTCATCGATTCGGGATTCCGGCCCGGCAAGATCGACATGCTGCCGCTCAATCGCGTTTACGAGTTCTGCCGGCGCTTCCCACGGCGCGTGCGCCCCACCAAGGGGTCGAGCACCCCGATGCGAACCCCGCTGATCCTGAACAAGATCGAGGTCAGCCGCAAAGACGGGCGCGCGGCCAAGTACGGGCTCGACCTCGTGCGGCTCGACACCGATCACTGGAAAAGCTGGGTACATGAAAGACTTAGGTGGCCCGACGCCCACCTCGGCGGCTGGCATGTGTTCCGCGGCGTGGACGATGATTACTGCCACCAGCTCGTCAGCGAGGCGCGCATCAAACAGCCAACCGGGCGCGTCGAATGGGTCCAGCGATCGCGCGACAACCACTTTTTTGACTGCGAGGCGATGCAGGCAGCCGCCGGCTATTTGCTGAACGTGCAGCGCATCCCATTGCAAAACAAGAAAGATGGGACTAAGGAGGAAATTGGCAGGCAGCCGGAAACCCAAACCGAGACAGTGGCTTCGACCGAAGCGCCGCCCATTCCATCGCCATTATCGCGCACCCGCAGGGTCAGGCGCATTATCAGATCGAGCTATCTCGGGGCCTAACGTGGCTTCCGAATGCCATCCAATCGCGAAGACTTGCAGGCCAGGATCGCCGCGTTGCAGTCCGAGCTTGCGGCGTTGCCGTCAAGCCCGTTCGTGCAAGAGGTAGCTGGCGCAGCTCGACCGGATGAGCAACCGGCAAAGACCATGCAGGTGCCGCCGCGCCGGCCGGCACCAAGCTCGCTGCCATTGCCGCCGATGCCATCGAACGATCCGGTGGTCATTGCCGGGCAGATCGCCCAGATCACGCAGCTCATCTCGTCGGGCGTCAACAGCGCCGGCTACGGCGACAAGCGCACCGAATTCCGGTCGCTGTCCGACCTGCGGCAAATCCTTGACGACCTCAAGCAGGATTTGGCGGCGGCGCTCGGATTCGGCGGGCGCATCCGTCAGATCAGGATGACCATGCAAGCGGACAAAGGGCTCTAGCATGGGCTTGGTCCGCGACCTCCTGTCAGAAGGCATCTTGGGGCGCTTCGTCTCGCGCACCAACAAGTCGGCAAGCAACTACTATTTCGACGGCGCCGGCCAGCGGCGGCGGCTCAAGTCGTGGATGCCGACGCAGTACACCACCAACGTCATCATGTCCGCGACCGGCGCGCTCCTGCGCTCGCGCGCGCGCGACGCGCTGCGCAACAACCCGCACGCCAACGCGGCCTGTGACAGCTTCGTCGCCAACCTCATCGGCACCGGCGTCAAGCCTTCGTCGCTGCTCACCGATCAGCCGGACCTGCGCGAACAGGTCATGCAGCTTTTCATGGATTGGACGGACGAGGCGGACGCCGACGAGATCGCGGACTTCTACGGCATGCAAACAATTGTGGCGCGGGCGCTGTTTGAAGCCGGCGAATGCTTTGTGCGCTTCCGCAATCGCAAGGTCGAAGACGGCTACACGGTGCCGCTGCAGGTCCAATTGCTCGAAAGCGAAATGTGCCCGTACTGGTTCAACCAGCAGGCGCCGAACGGCAACTGGATCATGAACGGTGTCGAGCTTGATATGTTGGGCAAGCGCGCCGCCTATTGGTTCTATCCAGTGCATCCGGGTGACGTGCCGATCGAGCCGCACGGAACATTGTGGCCGGTGCGCGTTCCGGCTTCCGAGGTCTTGCACATCTTCAAATGCACCCGGCCCGGCCAGATGCGCGGCGTTCCCCTGATCACGCCCGCGCTGGTGCGCATGTTCCTGCTCGATCAGTACGACGACGCCGAGCTGGAGCGCAAACGCATCGCGGCGATGTTCGCCGGCTTCATCACCACCGCGACCCCCGAGGACGTGGTCCCGATCGACGGCATCGATGACAGCGCGCAGCAGGACAATATCGGGTTGAGCGGCCTAGAGCCGGGCACCATGCAAACGCTGCTGCCCGGCGAGGACATCAAGTTCTCCGAGCCGGCCGATGTCGGCGGCGCCTACGAGGCATATCAGTACCGGCAGCAGCTCGCTTTGTTTGGTGGGCTCGGCATGCCCTATTCGGTCGTCACGTCAGACTTGCGGCGGGCGAACTACTCATCGCTGCGCGGCTCGATCGTGGAGTTTCGGCGCAAGCTGGAACAGTTCCAGCACAACATCATCGTGTTTCAGATGTGCCGGCCGATCTGGAAACGCTGGCTGGATACAGCCGTGCTCGCGCAGGCAATCCCGATCGAGGCGAGCGCCTATCTGGCGGATCAGGTCACCTTTCAGCGTGCCAAATGGATACCGCAGCGCAACGATTGGGTCGATCCGCTGAAGGATCGTCAGGCTGAAAAGCTTGCGGTGGACGCTGGCTTCAAATCACGCAGCGACGTGGTCGAGGCCGAGGGCACCGACCCGGAGGAAACCGACCGGCGCATTGCAGCCGACAAGGAGCGCGAGGAAAGCCTCGATCTGATTTTCCCGGTTGTTTATTGCGCCCCCACGCAGCCGATGTCCCCGAGCGATCAGGCTGCGGCCGATCAAGCACAGCAGGATGCCGCGGACGCCGCCGACCAAGCGGCGCAGGACGCCGCCGACGAAGCCGCAGCAGCGTAGGGAGCAACAGCAATGCGCCAATGGTTCACGATGAAAGCCGCCGAGGACAAGACCGCGGAGATCGTCATCTACGACGAGATCGGCAAATCGTTCTGGGGCGAGGACACCGTAAGCGCCAAGCAATTTGTTGCTGATCTCGATGCGCTGGGCGAGGTCGATAACATCACGCTGCGCGTCAACTCGCCCGGCGGCGACGTGTTCGATGGCGTGGCAATCCACAACGCGATCAAGAACCACAAGGCCACGGTGACCGCGCATGTCGATGGCATCGCGGCGTCGGCGGCGTCCTTCATCGTGATGGCGGCCGACAAGATCGTGATGCCCTCGAACAGCTTCATGCTGATCCACGGCGCATCGGGATTTGCTTACGGCAGCTCCGACACCGTGCGCGCGTTAGCCGACGATCTCGATCGCATCGACAAGTCGCTCACCGCGACCTACGCGGCGCGCTCGAAAAGCACGACCGCCAAGGTCAAGACGCTGATGAAAGAAGATCGGCTGATGGACGCCGACGAAGCATTGAAGCTCGGCTATGCGGATGAGGTCACCGAGCCGGTCAAGATGGCGGCGAAATTCCCGCTGCGCCTGTTGCCCACGGCGGCAGCAGAGAGGTTTCGAGCTGCAGCAGGCGACCCGGAGGACGAGCCCGAGGACGAGCCCGAGGACAAGCCGGCCGAGCCGGCGACAGATCCCGCGCAGCCAAAGCCGGCGCCGGTGGTCGAGCCGCCGCAACCCACCGCGCAGGTCATCACGCTGGACGCCGCCAAGCAGCAAGGCGCCGAGGAACATCGCGCCTACGTGGCCAGCGTCACCGACCTCTGCACGCTCGCCGCCGCGCCGGAACGCGTGGGCGCCTACGTGCGCGCCAGCA